AGGAAATCCACACCCGCCCCGCGTAGGTGGCAATCTGAGTGCCGCCGATGACCCCGCTTGAAGTGACATTGAAGGTATCAAGCACCACCGAGCCAGTCGTTTCGTCCTTGACCGTCGTGGTGCCGGTGTAGCCCGTGCCGCGGGTCAACACGGTGCAACTCACGGCTAGGATCGTGACAACGAAGGTCGCGCCGCTGCCTGCGCCTGTAGTGGTGGTGACATTGCCGGTGGGGCCGGTGGCGATCGCAGTCGCGCTTGTGGGACCTGGGTAGGAGCCACCGGTCGAGAGCGTGATGCCGGTGATCACGCCACCGGCACTCACGGAGGCCACGACAATTTGCGCGGGCGCGCTCGGATTATGGTCGGTCAGGTTGATCGTATCCCCGACCGCGTAGCCAGAGCCCGCGTTGTTGATGGTGACTACCGTCACTTCGTACTGCGTCTGAAAAGTCGCACCCGTGCCGGTCCCGGTGAGGACTTGCTTCAAGCCGGTGCCGCCCGTTGTGCTCGTGGCGCTCACCAACGTTGTGAAGGCTGCGGAGTTGTTCTGCGGGGTCAGCACGTTCGGCGTGGTGACGCCCCAATCCCAATAGCCGGTGGGGTCGATGATCAGCAGGCCCTGATTGTTGTAGGGCGTGGCGGAGGTTTGCCCGGTCGTCAAAGTGCCGAAGAAAATCTGCGTGGAGACAAAACCCGATAGTGTCGTAATCCAGCCGTTGCCACCCCAACAGGTGAAAATATAATCGATGCCGTTGACCTTGAACGGGAGGGTGTAGGTAGGATTGTTGCCCGCCTCGGCGCTGACGCCGCCTACCCCAAAGCCACCTTTCACCGGCACCAAGTTCGCATTGCCGACAGGGATGGCGTTCTCGCACCACGCGAACTCGTTGTCGTTGATGGCTTCGCGCGAGTCGAGCACGTTCATGCCCTGGAATTCGCGCAGCACGAACTCAGGGTTTGAGCCTCCCACGTTCGCTGACTTAGGGGCCATATAGGTTCGGCACGCGCCCGGTGTAGGCGGAGGTCACTTCGCTTAAGCGGCGGTTGTACTGATTGCGAAACTGCTCCGCCTCGCCGTAGTTCTGCGAATTGTTCTTAGCCAAATAGGCCGCGTAGAACTTGATCGGGTCTTGCGACATCGGCGGGATGGCATCTTGCGTCGTGGTATCCCCGGTGGCAAAGGGCGTCGGCAGGATGATCGAGTCAAATTCGCAGGCGTAAGTCTGATCGGGCGTGGGGCCGAAAAAAACGCTGTTGTCCCCGTAGGTTGACCAGTACGCGGGCTGACGCTGATAGCTCTGCGAGTTGTAGGGGCGAATCCACGCGGAGAAATCCCGAAACGCTTTCCAGATCATCGAATAGCGCATCGTGCCCCAGTACAGGCTGACATTCAGCAAATCATAGGTGTTGATGTTGATGATTCCGACGCCCAAAGTCGCGCCGGTGCCGCTCGCATCGCTGATCGTGGCGGTAGGAGCACTAGAGTAGCCGCTACCGAAATTCGTGAAAGTGATGGTGTTGACCGCACCCCCCGACACGGAGGCAGTAGCAGCTACCCCGGTACCCCCACCGCCACTGAAACTGACCGTGGGCGCCACATACCCTGAGCCTTGAGTGAGGATCGCGGCGCCGGTGATCTGGCCGAAAAAATACTGCTCTTGACCTTGGGTGACGTAGCTCTCCTGCAAGGTACGCAAGCAGCCGGTGTCCATGACGAGTTGGCGGCGGGCCTCGTTGATGTACCCGTCGATCTGCGGAATCGTCCACTTCTGGGCGTTCGGATCATGGAGCTGATCCAGAACTTGAAATTCATAGGTGCCGGGAGTGGTCGAGGGGCCAAGGGTGGTCACGGCACATCACACGAGTTCCGCGTGCGCGTGTGTTGCTTTGGCGTTCGAGGCGGGCAGGGTGACAGCTTCCTCGGGGACGAAGTTGGCGAGCTTTCTCACCCCGTCCGGGTCCTCGACGAATATCTTTTTCACCGGGTCCAGTTTGTTGGCCCAGCCCAAGCGCACTAGCGTTGCCGTCTTGTCCGCGAGCCCGAAGCCGAACATATGCACGGCGGCATCCATCGGGACTAAGACCGCTTCGCCTGGCGGAAATACGAACTCCTCGGCGTTGAACATATCAACGTGCGTGAAATCGTTCTTATTGGTCACGAACACTTTATCGCTACCCATTTAGGTCAAACTCCTGGGTGTTAAGGAAAAGGGGGCCGCTTGTAGCGTCGCCCCCACCAGTGCAACGGATCAAACTCCATCAAAGCGAAATCAGCGTGAAGGTGTCCGAGGTGCCGCCCACCGTCACGGTCGTCACCTGGGCGGTGCTCGCCGCGGCGCCGGTCGAGAACGAGCTGAAGGTCGGTACCGCCTGGATATTCACCCCGGTGAACCCATTGGTGAGCGAGGGGATACCCGTGGTTGCCGCCACGCTCACCGGCGGGAAGATCGGCGTGGACAAATCCTGCTCCATGATCGGATTCGTGTCCGAGGAGGTGCCAGCGACGATGCCGCCGTTGAAGTTCCCGCCCGCCGCGATATAGCCCGCGCCCGCGCTCCCGGTGAAGCCGGTGATGGTGAAATTCATGATGGCGGTCGCCGCCGCAGAGCCCGGAACCGTCAAGGTCGGAACCGCCGTCACCGCCGTGCCATAGTAAGCCGGCCACAGCGCGGTCAAGGTCCCGGAGCCTTGCTGCAGGCCGGTGGTCGAGGTCCAGCCGAGCTGCGCGCCGCCGCCGGTGGTATCCCCGGGGGCCGGGATGACGGTGATATTCGGGAGGCCCAACAGGCCCGCGCCCTTGTTCGTCACGGTCACAGCCGAGATGGCGCCGGCCGAGATCGCCGCATACGCGGTCGGCAGGATGTACGGCTGCGCGCCCTGGTTTACCGGGGGCGTAAAGACGATGATCGGCGGCCGGGTGTAGTTGGCTCCGGGCGAGCCGGTGACGGAGGGGGCACCACTGACATACCAGTTCGGCAAGTTGACGTAATAGGTGGTTGCCGCCGTGAATCCAATGGTGCCCGAGACCTGGCCGCCGACGATGCAATTCCACAAAGAGCCGCCCGCGCTCGCCGTCGGCTGCGTGATCGCGGTGATGCCGGTGGTGGTGAAACCGTTGGCAATCGTGATAGCCACCGAAGATGATTGGTAGCCTGAGTAGCCGTAGAAGCCGTTCGTGAGCCCTGAGCCCGCGGTCGTGATCAGCGCGCCCACCGGGCAGCCGGTGGAATTCACGATGCGATAGGAGAGCCCGTCCGAGGACACCGTCACCATCGCCTGCGGGGTGACGTTGATGCCGCGCCAGTAGTTAAGGCCTTGGTCGTACACCTGAAGGTTCGTGTACTGGCCCATCTGCACGATGTACTGGCCCGACAGCGGGTTGTTGGTGCCGAGCTGCGGAGTGGAGATGCCGCCGTACAGTCCTTGCTGACCCTGCCCGGCGGGCAACACGAAATATTCCCCGGCGTTCAATGTGATCGGAAGGGCCGGGAGAAGTGCAGTGCCGCCGCCAATTTTAGGAAAAGCCATCGTCTACTCCTTAAATCGCCACGAACGTGAACCCGGTCACGACCGTGCAAACCTTCGGCTTCGCGAGCACCAGCTCGAGCAGGGACAACACAGCACCAATGTAGCCGATCTGGTTGTTGGACAGCGTGGACTCGAACCCGGTGAAGGCGAATGCGGCGCGCTCATGGATATAGAACGCCAGATACCCGGCATTGAGCAGGTACAGCGTGCCCTCGGGGACATACGGGTCCATGTAGATCGGAACGCCGGAGACTTCGCAGGCCCGGAAGCCCGAGCGCGCGCCGCGCGGCGCATCGTCAAAGCCGGTGCCCGGCATAATGTCGAAGCGCTCCAGACCCAAGTAATCGTTCTGCAGGGTCTGCCAGGTGGCCGGCCCCATGATGCCAAAGGTCGGCATCTCCCCGCCGTTCTTGAAGGTGCCGGTGATGTACTGGCCAACCAGCGCTCGCGTCGGGTTGACCCCACCCGCGGCATAGCGCTTGGCTTTGAGCCACGGGTTTGTGGTGCGCGACTGGTTCCCGTAATACGTCGAGTTGGTGCCATCATCGACCGCGGCCGGGAGCCCGATGACTTGCTGGGGGTTGGAGATGTTGCCGAGCAGTACGGTGGCGAGCCCGTCGCAGTACACGTTGCCGGCATCGTTGAAGCGCGCCGCGACAAGATTGATGATTTCGTGGCTGTCTTGAATTAGGCCCTCGAAGCCTAAGTAAGGGATCGGGATGACCGCGCCCTTCAAGTTGAATTCCAGGTTCGTGATCGCAGGCTGAACCGCCGGCTGATTGAACGAGCCGTCGTAGCCGACCCACTGCATGTTGACGAACTGAGCGCCCTGCGCCGGGATCGTGACCGAGGAAACGCCACCGCTTGCGGGCTGGGAGTTGCCGAGGAGCGCCGCGGTCAAGGGCGATGTGTTGTAGAGCTGGACGACCAGCTTCTTGACGAACGCGCGGCGGACGACGTTTTCTAACTCGCCACCGAGTGAGTTGATACCGCCTGATGGAATTACGCCCTGCCCGAGGATCGGCATACTCTACTCCTGAAAAATCCCTGGGTGCGCCGGTCAAACACACCAAGGACGTGAAAACTCTAGTGCTTTGCAGCTCCGCTGGAAACTTCGTTCCACGCTTTGTAGGCTTCGCTCATCGCAATCGAATTGAGTTTGCCTGGGTTGCCGAGGCCGGCCCCCCACACATCCTTCTCGGGCATCTCGTACGTCGGCGGCTGGAACTGCGAGGAGGTGGGGACAGCCGATTGCTTGCTCGCCAAGAACACGCGCGCAGCGCCGTCGTAAGTCGGGATCGGATTATCCTTGTCGATCATGAGGGCTTCCACGCCGGTGAAGTCCTCGGCGGTGAGATTGTACTTGGTGCGCACCGCGGCCTTCTCCGCTTCGATGCGCGCCCTGATGTCGCGCTCCTGCATCTCCCGGCGCAGTTTCTGATTGTCCTCGGCCAGTTCGTTGACCTTGGACATCACGCGATCGGCGGCGTCAATCTCCGGGATCGACACGTTCGGGTTCAGCTTCTTGATGGCGCGCTGCATGGTTTCGCGCGTCTCGGGATTCTTGGTCAGGGTGGTGAATAGCTCGTGGCTTGATTGCGCTTGGCGCGCGTAGGCCATGAGCTGATCGGGAGTCAGGTCCTCAAGTGAAACTGCCATCAGCCTCTCCCGCCGCCCGGTTTACTGATCTTCAAGGGATTTGCCTGCGCCGTCTTGCCGGGGCCGGTGAGGCCGCCATGTTCGGCGTAGCGCGGGGGATTCAAGCACTGGCCGTTTTCGCGACCTGGGTCCGTCGGCTTGCGAAGGCCGGTCGTGGAAGGCTCGAGATATCGGCTACCCATAGTGCGTCTCCATATTGAGGCGGATTCTATCCGAAATTTGCGCGAAAACAACTGCGGCCATGAATCGGGCTCATGGAGCTGGGGCTGGAGCAGGCTTTTGCTGCTGCATCATTTGCATAATCTGCTTTTGGACGGCCGTGCCTCCCCCTGCTTGCGGCAGGCCCTTGACCATCTGCAGGATTTCCGCCGGCACCAAGTCAGATGAGTCTTTCTTGCCGATCAGGGAGCCCAATATTTTCAACGCCTGCAGCACCTTCATCCCCTCGGGAGACTCGGAACCGAAGGCGGGCAGGGCTTGCTCGAGCATATTGGCGGCGATGTGCACGTTGGTGTGCGCGGCCGTTTTGACCCCGCGCTTATCCTGCGGGGAGGACATCGGGGCGGCGGCCGGGGACTGGCCGGGGGGCTGCGCGCCGGGCTGCGCTTGAGCGGCGGCTGCCGGGCCACCAGCACCCGGCATTTGGCTCGGCGGGGGAGCCCCGCCTTGCATCGCTTTTTGAATCAGTTCCTGGGGAACCGACATAGCTTACTTCCGCTTGTGACGACGATGCCGACGCATATCAATCTCCTTTTCGTTGGAGCGGCCACTGTTTTGAAGGAGCAGCCAAGCCTTCAGTCAATCGAAATCATTTGCCGTGCTTCTTGGGTCCCTTGTGTTCAACGCCCATCTGCATTTCCAATTTCTTGCCCTCAGCTTCCTGTTTCTCGATAACCTTAAGCCTCTCCTGCAAATCTTGCAAGTTCGGCGGGTCCATCATGTCCAAGAACGTCGCGCGGTCGATGGCGTGCGCCTCGAGCATCGTCAGTGCATCGTGCTTGCGATCCTCCACAAAGATCGGGCTCGATGAATGCGCATCGACCTTGACTTCGTAGTCGCGCGTGAACTGCTCGGCGATGAAGGGGTGCGCCGTGCCATCGATCATTGCCTCGAAGCGCTGGTCGGAGTGATCTTGGACCAGCCGCAGCATGAGTCCCGCCACGCCCTCGGCGGATTCCTCCACCGCAATGGCGCGTTCTTTCGGGCGACTCGAACCTAAGCGCGCCATCAAATCGGCTTGGCCGCGCGAGCGAACCCCGGGCTCGCCCTTGCCCTGCAGCACGTGGCCCAAGCCCGCCACATCATCGAACATGGCGTCAATTTGGCTCATCTCGGCAAAGATATCGGCGGGCATGGTCGGCGCGTGCGTATCGACTTTAGCGGTTGGGTTCGGGAAGGACACCTGGCCGCCGGCGCTTCTCAGTGCGAGTAGCTTCTCCGCGGCAATGCCGGTACCCCCGGTGATCGACTGCGGCGGGTCGGCCTGTTTGGACAAGATGGTCTTGATTTCGTATGTGCGCTCGGTGCGCCAGTCCTGCAGCCATGTTAAGGGAGCAGCGAAGGAAGCGCCCCAAAAGTAATCGTAGAGATTGAACTCAGGCCGGATCACCTCAAAGGGCGCTATGCCCTTGACGTGCCCCATCCACGCCGAGGGGCGGTCGTAAATAGTCACTTCCGGGGATGCGCGGGTCACCACCTGATAGTCGTCCTGGGCGTCGTCCCACACGTACAAATCGCACATATCGACGAGTTCGACATCGACTTTGGCGTTGTAGTCATACTGCGGGCCCGATGAGGCGCCACCGCCCATGCCACCGATCACGCCCGACATCCCGCCGGGGATGGCAATGGAATTAGGCACCCCGCCCACGGGTGTGCCGATGAGCAGGCGCGACAATCCGCTGGAGAGCGGCGGCAGCGTGTCGTTCGACTGCCGTCCGATCCTCGCCATGATCGAGGCTTTACGAGGATTGCCTTCGAGGTTTTTCTCCAACTGAGTTTTCGTGATCGTGTAGTGGTGGGTGAAGGCTTCCTGATCCTCTAAGGGCACGATGTCTTCGCGCAATACGCCGAACTGGTGCGGCTCAACAAGGTAGGAGCGCAGTCGGTTGTTCATCCACAGCACTTTCATCAGCATGCAGCCGAACACGTTGGCCCAGCGTAGTCCCAAGCCAAAGAGAATGTGCGTCTTGCTGACCCGCCACTGCTCGGTGACCTCGCGCGCCAAGGGCACGGACTTGGCGATATCATCGTGCGGCGCCTCGGTGCCTAAATACAGCGAGAAGCGGATGGCGTCGGGGGAGTAGATGAAGCTGCAGAGCGTGTCGATGGTGGACTTGATCTTGCCGTAAGGCGCGCCCCTAGAGTCTGAACTGCCAAAGAGGTAGTAATTTCTCAGCGTCTGGTAGACGTTGAACCGATCGGTGCGCGAACAGGTACACTGGCGCACCAACTCCTGGTACAGCAAATTGCGCTCGATCAGGTCAGTGGGGATTCTCACGCAAATTACACGATGGGTTCACGACTGAGTTCCGCGATTGGCGGCAAGCGGCGCTGCGTGATGCCGGCGGTGGTCGCGGCATCGGCCATCGCGTTATTTCTCTCGTGACGGATTTGAGTGCCATCGCGTTTGTTGATGACCAGCGGCTTGGCGGCGACGGAGCGTAATTCTGCAAACGAGCGGCCCATGACCTTTTTGACCTGGGCATCTCCCCACAACAGTTCGGTGCCCGCTTCCTTCGCCGCATCGCCCCCGTAAGCGGTATCGCCTGCGCGCGCGGTGCGAAAGTTCTTGCCTCCCATCATGTCGGAGGATTTGCGGATACCGGCATCGAAGGCTTTGCGAAACTGACTGCCGATGCGCACGGGGGTGCGAAATTCCTGGCTCACGCCCTTCGAGTCGCAGCCGAAGTTAGGGCAAATGGCGTGTGAACTTTCAAAAGGCCCGTGAACGATACAGGTCCATTCTTTCAGGACACCCATCAAACGCTCCTTAATTTAGGCCCCGTCGGCGTATGTTCAATTTTCATCGTGAGCGGCGGCTTTTGCGCGGGAGGGAGCGCTGGTGCCGCCCCGTGAATTCGGTTGAGGATTTGCCACTTGCCATCGTAGAGTGCCTTGACCAAAACTCCTGCATCCCACGCCTTAAAGAACCGTGTCAGCTCCTTCTGTCGCTCAGGCCCAATCGGAGCGTCCTTCATCTGCGGCCGCAACGTTGCATTATTGATACCAATATAGCGCGCAATGTCGATAACGCGCAAAACTGACTGATAGGGGGAGTCCTTCGGCAGGCTCAACTTCAGATGTGCGCTGCCCGCTTCAACTTCAAGCAGCCGGCGGCGGCACTCAGCGACGGAGAGCCACTCAGTTGACCCCGGGAAGTTTGATTTTCTGAGCATTCA